TCTCTGATGAATCCCTCAATGTTCCGTCCAAGCGCCTGAAAGCTGCCGCCAGACTTCCCGCTTTCGACGTCGATCATCTTGGCGTAGGCGGCGGTGACGCGATCGATCTGACCCTGTTCGTCACCGAGTTTCTTGATCAGCCGGTCGCGGTCGGCAATGAGTCGGTCCACGCCGGTCTTGCCGTAAGCGGCGGCCTGCTTTTCGATGGATTGGGTGAGCCGCTCCATAGAACTGCGGGACTTGTCGTTCATCTTGAGGAGCATGTCGGCCATGCGCTCGAGCGACTTCTGCATCTTGTCGCCCGAGCCGATGGTCTGCTTCTCCCAGCCCTCCACCGCCTGGTTCGCCTGCTTGATTGCCGCCAGGACAGAGCGCGGATCGACTTCGAGAACTATTGATTCCTGATCCATGTCAATTCAAAGAGCTACCGAGACGCAGGCTTTCCATGGCACGAAGTGACCAGCGCACTCGGTCTGTTTTACGGCACGTACCTCCCGCCTGTATACTCTATGAAGACGAGTCATATTGAGAACTTCATGCCTATACTGCCGCAAGACTTACACGAGGGCCGCTGCTACGCTACGCCCGAGAACCAGCATCGACGGATTACAAAAATCTCTGATGGCAAGGTCACTTATGAGTCCTGGGGTGGGAACGTAGGGTACCAAGGTGGCAGCCTTTCCCGGACGACAGCGAGCATAGAGACCTTTGTCAGCGCGATCGATAAGGAAATCCCTTGTGATGCGAAGCTGCCGTCCCTGACGTGATCCGTAGAATTCACGCAGCCCTCGCCACCCGCACCACTCGCCCCCGCTTCAAGACCGCCAGTACGATGGCATTCAGCGCCACCCGGTCCTTGGGAGAGATCCCGAACTGCCGCTCCCGCAGGTTGTTCACGTGCGCGATCCGATCCGCGTTCGGATCGACGAATCCGACTGTTGCCGCGTTCTCGCTGGCACTCTTGACCTTCAGCGACCGCATGGTGGGTCCGGTCCAAACCCAGTCGCGGATCGGCATGAGGCCGCGCGCGGCTTTGTAATCGGGATAGCCGCGCCGCCCATTCCGTCCCGGCTTGAGCGCCTTCGCCGCAGCGTCGTTCACGTTGATGGCCTTCCGGATGCGCGCGGAGATGCTGTCCACGAGCACGCCGCCGATAGTCTGCATGTCCTCGGCGGTGAACGGCCCCAGCACGAAGCGGGCGCGCGTGATTTTAGTTTGGAAAGGCATGTGGCGGTTTCTGCGCCCGTTCCCGCTGATAGCGGTCGCGCTCTTCCTTCAGGATCTGGAGGCCGCGGACTTCCTCGGCGGTGACGTCGCTCCAGGGAATGCTGAAGTGCGCCGCGTCGAACTCCAGTTCCAGCAGTCGCTCAAAGAGGCGGCCGGCGTTGGAATGCGTCCGCGCGTGATCCAGATCGTCGAGCTTGCAGTGCGAGCAGCGGTTGACGGTGAACTGCCAACCGGCGCACTGCGGGCACGCGCCGGGCGCATTCGTGTCCTCCACCGTGCGCGTGAGTCCGCACTTGCCGCACGTCACATCGTTGGCGTCGGGGCAGCCACGCGGACCGTCCACGCCACCATCACACAGTTCGGCGGCGCGCACCGAGCGGTAGATCAGCAACCGGAGAGGAAGCGGCGTCGGCCACTCGTCCGGCGCTAAGAGTTTGGGTCGAGTGCCGGGTCGAGGTCGTCGATGGACTGCACCAGTTCCACCACCACCGCTGACTTGTGGTGCGGTGGCACGTCGGACGGCTTGAAAGATGCGGAGTAGCCTTCGACCTTGCTCACCACCGAGTCATATAGCTCGACCGCCGGTTCCATCCGGTATCGCAACTCTTCCTGCCCATGCGGAAGATCAGTCGCGGACACGACGGTGCGCCGGTAGACGGTGATGTTGCGCTGGGTGGGAATTTTCACGACATGAACTGTCTCGCCGAAGGGCGTCCGGAGGTTCACCCGGTATTCGTCGCCGGCGCGCTGGCAATCCGTCACCTCGCAGAAGGTCAGCTTCGAGATGGCATTGCCGGCCTCGAATTCGTCGAACTCCGCGCCGTCCTTATCCAGCCGGATCTTCGTGAAGAGATCCAGGTCGGCTTTGAGATTCGGCACGAACTCGGTCTGCGATTTCCGGCGGCCGATGGTGCGCCGGATGGACTTCTGCTGGTCGAGGCGATCCAGTATCTCCTGATTGGTCGGCAGGCGCAGGAATGCGGTCTTCGGTGGGTTGGGCACCTTGATGGTAATGCCCTCGGTGGGGATGTCTCCGTACATAAAGTCTCCTATTGAGCGATGCCCGCCACGCTGCACAGCGTGATCGCGGACATCACGGTATTTTGGGCGTTGCTGTACTGCGGCGCGCCGGTGACGGTTACTGCAACGATGCCATCGGCCTCGGCGTTTTCTGCCACCTGAAACGCCATCTGCGGGAAGGTGAACGCCACCGAGTTGTTGGCGTCGTGCTGCACGCTGAGCGTCGCCGTGCCGGTGGTCTGATTCACCAGCGTGGTGTATTCGGGCGATCCAGCCAGCAGCCGCGCCGTGAACTGGAACGACGGCACGCGCGCGCCGATTTCCATGCGCCCGCGCACCTGCAAGCCGTTCTGCAAGCCAGAGCCAGGATAGAAGCCCGCGTTCAGCAGCAGGTTGTTCTTCCAGCCGACCGACCCGGACAAGATGCGCTTCGTCGCAACGTAATCGATGCCGTTGACCGAGAGCGACATCGAAGCCGCGAGCATGTTGTTCTCGGTGGTGAGCGCGGGAACCGTGATCCCCGATGGCGTCGTCAACAGGCCGGAGCCGACCCAGTTGACCGTCATCTTCGAAGACGCGCGCCCCGGACCGTAATTGAACTGGTAGGTGAAGTCCTCGATCGCGCAGCCAACGTACAAATTGTCGATGGCGTTGCCGCCACCTTCCGCGACCTGCTCGACAATCGAGAAGTACGGCAACTCCAGCGTGGTGCCAGGATTGAGCGGCGTAATCGTGTACGTGTACGGCGCTACCGACCCAGTCTGCACGATGTTGCCCAGCCCATAGGCCAGCGCCCAGGTCACGAACTCCGCACTCGCGTACTTCTCCAGGCGATTCGCCACCTCGTAATGGGAGGCGAAGGTCTGGGTGATGAACTCGTGACCCTTACCGATTTCCGCCGCGTCATTTTCGAAGATCGGCTTCGGCGTGGTCAGGCCTGTGTCGAGTTTCTTGAAGCGCAGAAACGTCGTGCCAGCCGTGGCAATGTTGGTCTGCTTGCCTTTGCCAAGGCCCATGATTAATTGCTGTACTCTCGCGGGCATTACTCATTCACCTCCTTGACCTGCACATGGCTCACTTGCACATAACCCAGGCCCATCAACGGCACCAGTTTCTCCGGCGTAGCCTCTACTTCCTGCACGTCGCCGGTGTGCGGGTGGCGCAACCGCACTGTCTCCCGTGTTGGCGCGTTCTCTTGTTCGTCCATCAGTTGTCTCCAATCTCGGGAATCACGAATACGCCTTTGAAGCGGTCGATCAGCTCTTCATCCAGTTCGTGATCGATGCTCGGCGTGTCCATGATGTCCAGGCCGGGATAAAGCTGAAGCCCGCGGATGTTCGGCCCGCTGCCGCCGGGCGGGCGGTTGCATGTCATCCACCACAGGTCTTCGTAACCTACCGGATCGGCGACGCCGGCCGCGTTGCCCATCCGGTAGTAGATTCCCCAGCGGTGTTTCCAAATCGTCTGCCCGTCGAAGTTGCCGCCCTTGGTGCCTTCCCAGGCCACAAGCATCGACGGCGCGGGCATTTTGTAGATGGCCTCCGCAAGCCGGTGCTCCTGCCCGAGGCGAAAGTGAAAGGCGCTGATCCGGCATGTCGGATTCTGGTTCGCGTCCATAATTGTCATAGCCGAGGCCAGTTCCGGGATCGATTGCAGAACTCCTACGATCTGGTCGGTAATTGGGGCCGGATTCAACATCGTTGACACCCTTTCTGAGGAGTGTTACGGTTCAAAGCGACTCGTTATGGCCACTACAACCCCTGCGGATGGTTTGGTGCTGCTGTTGGCAGCTGAGCAAGCAACAGGCACCGACCTTGTCACGTTGGTGGCTGCGGCGTCGATCTGGGCGAACCCGTCTGTCCACTCCGGATTAATTGCGAAGAATCCATTGGGGCTTTGGTACCCTGGCCTACGCCGATACCGTAAGGGAGCTGGCGAGAGGAAGGGGCAGGTCGTCGGAGGCATCCGCCTTGACGACAACACTTATGCGAACTTCGCTCTGAAAGACGCGCTGCCGCTGGGTTCCCGGAGCTACAGTAACTACACCGTATGCCACATTTGGGCGGACTCTTGCTACGACGAACGGTGTCATACATGCATTGCCAACCTTGTTCTTATCCCGAGTCCGTTGATGAGCCTCACGGACTTCCACCCGGAAATCCGGGAGGCATTGAAGTACCGTTCCTGGGAGTTGTACCAGTGGTGCCCGCCTGGCGAGTTGGCACCGTCAAAACCCGCTCGCTACCCTAAATCTTGGCGGCCGGCTGAGCCATTCACATCAGAGGTCGAGGCTCGCGTCTACGGGCGCTGATGGTTAATCGGTAGCAGGGATTCAATCGACTGCACGGCCCGGACGGGACATCCCCCCTAAACACTCACGTTACCCTCAGCTTCAGCACCGCGCCGCCCTGCGCGTCCACATCCACATCGACGACACCATAAACGATGCTGTTGATCACGACTGTGTCGCCATGTCGCGGCGGCGGCGCGATGTTCGCGAAGCGCACGAAGAGCCGCACCACGGACGTGCCCTGGACACCGCCCGGCACATAGTCTTCCGCCATTGCAGGATGCTGGATGATGCCGGTAATCTGCTGCGCGCCCGAGCCATCCTGCGGGGTGAACGTCACGGCTGTGCCAAAGGTGGCGAGGCACGCGCCATCGAGCGTGTTGACGAGATCTGACCAGGCCATCGGCTAACCTGCGGGGTACGCATACGAAGGTCTGTTCCAGTAGGAAACGATCAGCCCCTCGCCGGCGATTGCGGCGTCGATCCAATAATCCGAGAGATCGAGTGTGTCCGAATCGGTGCCGGACCACACCTCGTAAGAGTCGTCTACCCCACCGCCCGAATTCGGCCAGAGTTCTTTGATGACCCCGGCCAGCGTGCTCTTGTTGACGCTGGCAGTGCCGAAATACATCTTGCCGGTTAGCCCTGCGATCACCTGCACGCGGATGCGGCAACACGGCGTGCGAGTCGCGGCAAGATGGACCGGCGTTCCGGGCGTCGCGACATTCACCCGGCCCAGCGAAGTCGGTGTCATAGCCAGGCCAGCACATCGAAGTGCTTCGCATTCGTCACCGTCACCAAAACGTTGGTTGCGGTGTGGGTGCCGTACGTGACGGTGCCGCCGTCGGTCGGGACGCAAATCACCCCGACTGGCACCGCGCCCAGGCCATGGGCAACACTCTGGCTCGATCCGGTTCCCGCCTGCTGGCTCGCGAAGAACAGCTTCTGCAACGACAGAAACACGCCCTTCAACTTCGGATGCGGGCCGTTGCTTTGAAACTCCGGCGCATTGACCGGGACCTTCTTAATTTCGACCATTCCCTTTCTCCTTCCTGGCTTTCGCCGGCTTCTCTGCGGCCTTCACCGGCGCGGCGGCCGACTTGGCGAGCGCCACCTCGAGTTCCAGCCGCGTTCCAATCCGCCGCTGTTCATACATCTGCCGGGCCCGCGTCAACTGGAATTTGTCAACCGGATCCGGTGCCGGATACTCGGCTCCGACTTCGGGCGGCGTGAAGCCGCCGGGTAACGGGCGCAGTACGAACAGCGGTGGCACACCGCCCTTGGTCAACTGCGCCCACGAGAGTTTACGGAGGAACATGGTTACACCGCCGTGATCACGTTGTTGAAGAAGAAGCCGCAGTCCTTGGAGACCTGCGCCATGGCAAAAGCCGAATCGATCTCGACCCGGTCGGAAGCCAGATGCTCCATGCGGAACGTCTTGATGCGGAGTCCCGCGCCGCCCATGGAGCCGATCAAGCCGGTCCAGTTGAACGTGTAACCGGCGCTCGGCACCATCAGTCCGGCGTTCTTCGGACGATAGAACAGGCCCGCCGCGAGCCCGCCAATGAAGGAGTTCGACTCGGTCGCGCCCTCGGCGGCGGTGTTGTAGACCGCGTCCATCACCAGGACGTCTTCCAACTCCAGGATCTCGGCGATGATGCGGCGCGTCGCCATCGCCGGATTCGGCGCGGTCTGGCCGTACTTGGTGCGGTCGATGAAATCGGGGTGATCGACGAGCTTGTCGAACACCGGACGCGAGAAGACGCCGATGTTGGGCACGAAGCCGCCGGAGTTCAACCGCGCCTGGGTCTTGGCGTGGCGAATATCCGTGATGGGGCTGGAGGTGGCGTAATCCCAGTACACGACGTGCGTGCTGTCGGACGTAGCCTGGCCGGCCACTTCGCCGGTCCACAGACCCGTTTTGAAGTACTGCGTGGCCCACTGATTCTCCCGGCGGATGAGCGCCTTCTGAGTCAGGAAGATGGTCGCGTCGCGGTCGGGCGCGAGCGGCGAGTCGCTGTTGGCGCGGACCTGGTCGTCCACGTCCTTGTGAAGCGCCCACACGTCGCAGTTGTACGTGCCCGTGGAATCCAGGCCGTACCCGGCGCCCGCGGATTCCATCGAGAGGCCGCGCTTCTGCATCTCGTCGCGGTTCCAGTCGCCGCGTTTGTAGGTCCAGTAGAGGTCGCTTTTGTTTTCGACGGGGATCGGCGGGAACGCCCGATCCGCGACGAACTCCACGCCAGCCGCCTCCTGGCTATACGCCACAGAGATGTTCGTCAGCGGGCGATTCACGTGCACATCGCTCAAAGTCGGTTGAGGCATTTACTTGTTCTCCTTGTCGGTTGTTTGGGCCGCTGACGATTACAGCTTGCCCTTCTGTTGAATGAGCGCCGGGATGATGACGCCGGAGGCACCGGTCGCCAGCGCGCGGCCGAGGATCTTGTTACCGGTGGTGGCGGTCACGGCCTTGCCGGCGGCGTCAGTGGTCAGCAAGTCGCCGCACGTGACACCGGCAGTGCCCACCACCAGCTTGCTGATGCCGAGCACCGCGAGCTCGCCTTCGACGCCCACGCCGTTGGGCTTGTCCTGCAGGATGCCATCAGCATCACCGCCCGCCGAGGGCAGGGCAAGCTGACCGCTTGAGTTAACCGTCATGAAGCAGAACTGAGATGCACTCAGGTCCGCGCTCGCCGGAGCACCGATAGTTCGTAAAGTCTGTTCGTAAGCCATGTTGAGTTTTCTCCTTTACCGCTGGACGATTTGCAGGCCAGCGTTCTGCAGCGTGCGGACCAGCGCGGCCGCGTTGTGCTGGTTCCGATAGGCCGCGTAAGTTTCCGGATGCGCTTCCAGTGCCCGCGCTACCGCCTGTTCCTTGGTGACGCCGCGGCTCTGCCCGTGCACATAGAGGTTGTCCATGGTCGCGCCCTTGTTCTGGCGCGCGAAGGCCGTGGCCTCGGCTTCGAGATCCTGCATGCGGGCGGTCGCACCCTTGTTCGGATCGACGTGGGAAGTGATCATGTGACTCTCGCTTTCCGCGACGCGGGAATTGGTGAGCAGCTCGCTCACATCCCCGACGCCCAGATACTGGCCGTTGGCTTTGCGTTTGGTGAGGAACTCGGCGGCGCGCTCCGGGCACCCGGCGATCTTGCATAGTGCGCCAATGGCCTCGATGTCGGCTTCGGCCCGCATGCCGCTCGTTTGGGTGGCGGTGAGCGTCGAAGCGGCAGCCTTCTTCTTGCTGCCGTCCTTCTTCGGCTTGCTGTCTTCCTCGTCCTCGTCGTCTTCGTCATCTTCGGCGGGAGGCTTGGAATCGCATTCTTTGGCGTCGGCCTCGTCCGGTTTCTTTTTCGACTTCTTCTCTTCGGCCTCGCCATCCTTCTTCGCGGCGAGGGCTTGCAGATCTTCGGTCATATGTTCTCCCTTGGTTGGAATCGAACTCTTACTTCTCGCGCCCAGCAATCCGGTGAGCGCATTCATGGCATCGTCAAGCGTCCCCACCGCATCCGCCAGCAGGGGCACTGCGTTGTCAGCCCACAGCAAACCCGCCTGCGTTGCGACGATCTGTTTCTTTGCGACCTTCCGATTCCGTGCCACGGTCTCGGTGAAGATCCCGTACTCGCGGTCCACTTCCTCCTGGATGTCGTTTTTTGCGCTTTCAGCCAGGGCCTCGTGCGGATTCCCATCGACCTTCTTCTCGCCGGCAAAGACGTAGGTGTACTTGGCACCCAGTTCCTTGTCGAAGCCAGATTGGTCCACGTGCAGCGCGTACACGCCGACCGAACCCACCGCGCCGGTTCGCGTGACGAACACTTTGCTGGCCGCGCTCGCAATCGCATAAGCCGCCGACAGCGCAATGTCGTTCGCGGCGGCGTAAACCGGCTTGATGCCGCGCACCGAATAGATGTAGTCGGACAGCTCGAAACACCCGGTGGTCTCACCGCCGGGAGAATCGATATCGAGCAGGATCGCGCGCACGCTCGCGTCATCGATGGCCGTCGCCACCTGGCGTTGAATCTGCTCATAGGAGGTCGCGCCGCTCCACGCGGACATGAACGGTTCCTTCTTGAGCAGCGTGCCTTGAACGGGAATCACCGCAATCCCGTCGATGACGGCGTAATCTCTCTCCTCGCCGGCGTCCGCATAACGGGCCATCAGCGTGCCCGTCGCATCCATTGGTACGCGGCTGGCCAGCACGATATCGGGGTCGACACCCAGCCTCGGCGCGAGGGCCTTGATGATCACCTCCAGCTTGGGCGGGTGAATCATCAGCGGACAGTTCACGAACCGTGATGCAACGTGCGCCAGGTGCTTCACTGCGCCTCCATCTTTCCGCTCGCCGCGTCTTTCTCGATCTCTTCCTCGGTCATGCCAGCGTTGCGCCCGGTGAGGATCTTCCGGCCATCGGAGTCGTAGGAGAGCCCGAGTTTGTCGGCGCGGTCGTTGTCGGTCTTCTGCTGCGTATCGATGAGGGCCGCGTCGTACCCCTGCTCGGCACACTCAATCGAACGCGTCGACAAGCCATCTCGAATCGCGCGCTCGGCGGCCTTCATGTCTTTGTCCGGATCGACCCACGGCCAGCCCGGCGTGACCCACTGCACTTCCTCGAACGGCTCGGGATCTTTGTCATAGGCGGTCAGCAACTCGACGCCGAACACCAGCGCCAACATCGCCTCTCGCAGCCACCGGCGATAAACCGGATGGCACACCTGGAAAGTGAAAACCGAATACTGAAACTGCTCGCACTTGCGGCGAAACTCCAGTAGGCCCGCGCGGATCGACGAGTAGTTGATCCCCGACAGGTCGCCGCTGATCTGGTATTCCGCGAGGCCCGCGCCGCTGGCGAACGCCTGCAGGCACGTCCGGATGAACGCCTTGAAGTCGCCGCTGTCGCGCGCCTCGGCGAATTCCACTTCCTCTCCAGGATTCAGAACGGGGAACGTTCCCGGTTCGAGCTTCGAGATCTGCGCGCCCGGGTCGGTCATGCCCGGACCGTTCTGGTGCTGGTCGGGCGGGATGATCGGGTTGTCCGGGCTGACCTGCTTGATGAACCCCGTGATCATCGCCGCGACTTTCTTGCGAACGATCTCGGCGTCGGTGTACTGCTCCAGTTCGTAGAGCTTCGCCAGCACCGACGTCAACCACGGCTGGCCGCGAAACTGGCCGGCGCGAATCGGTTTGTACACGTGCAGCACGTCTGTCGCTGGCACACGCTCTACGGACATCGCCTCGAGCGGGAAGAACATCGTCTCGCCGGGATGCGCGCGCCAGAAGTGGTACGCGGCGCGCCGCCCATCCGGCCGGAACTCGATCCCGGAGCGCACGCGATTGTCCGTCGGCATCTCCTGCGAAGACATGCGCCACAAAGGCAACTGCTCCGCTTCGATCAACTGCAGTTGCAGCGGTACCGCCAGGCCCTCTTTCCGCGGGCGCGGGCGGAACCGGACGAACACCTCGCCGGCCTCCATTACTTCGCGTGCGATGATCATCTGCTGCCCGTAGAAGTCGGTCTGGCCGGAGGCCGGGTTGTTCGGGTCGTACTCGACGTCCGACTCCCTGATCCACCGGTTCCATTTCTTCAGAATCAGTTCGCGAACCTGCTCATCCGGGTGCTGCGGCACCATGCGGATGCCGCGCCCGATCGCGTTCGCCACATATGAATCAACCGCCGCCGCGGCCCACGAACTGTTGCGCACCGCGTCGCGATTGCGCGCGAGCAACTCCAGGCCGTGGGCATAAAGTAGAGTGTTCTGCCCGAGTTGACTCGGATTCCAGCCAATGCCGCGCCGCCCTCGGCCCGCCGCATCGTAGGGGAACGTCCCCATCGAGCGCGTGCGAGGTGGAATCGCCGGCGGTTCATGCCCGGCGCGGCGGGCCAGCGTCATCAGGGTTTCGATAGCCAATTAGCTGCCCCACCCGTTGGTCGTAAAGATGCGCACCTGGCGGATCTGCTGTGGCCCGTTCTGCTGCGCGATGTCGTTGAGGATCAGGTTCCGGAGCTTGATGTAGTCGTCGACGGAATCGAATTCGAAGTCGCGATCCTGAAACCGGATTCGCTTCGCACCCTGCTTGCGCGCCGTGTCGAGAGCATCGAGATCGGTCTGCGTGAACGCCATTTAGATTTCCACCTTGAAACGAACCTGACTACGCGGTGCCTGCGTGCGCGGCGCAGGCTGCTTCGCGCCATCCCGTGCTGGAGGCGCCGCCACCCGACGCTCGAAATCGGCCCAGTGCTTTTCCTGGAACCGCTCGATACCGATCCGGCTGGCAGCAGCGCGCGCATACACCCGGCAGTCGAGAGCCTCATTGCGCTCGCGCATTTTCTGCCATTCGTGCCGCCGGTAGCCCTTGACGAGCTTCGTGACGAGCTGCTCGGCGGTGATCTGCTTGAAGTACTCGTCGCTGTACTTGGGAAAGTGGCAGTAGCCAGGTGGGAATATATTCCCCTTTTCAATGTCCTCGTCGGTGGGTCGTTCCAAACGCAGCCAGCGGTACAACTCCTCCTTCGCCATGCTGGAGTTCACCGGCCACACCCGAATCCCGCGTTTGATCCTGGCGCCCAACGGACCCACGTCCACGGGCGAAGCCGCACCCAGCAACGCTGGCGTACGTGAATCCCCCTTGATCACCAGAACTCGGCCGCCTTGCTTCCGCGCCCACTGGTAAACCTCGGTGGTCGCGAACCCGGAGTCAACCGCGAGTTGCAGGATGGGCAACTCCAGCCCCGATGCGGTGGTGAAGGTTTCGTTCAGCAGACCGGTCAGCTTCTCCCACACTGCCGGGCGCGAGGTGTCGCCTTCGAACACGCGGTAATCCACCGACCACGATTCCTTGCCGCGCCCCCACGCCGCAATCTCAACCTCGATGCGGTCCTTCTGCACATCCGCGCCCGCCGTCAGGAACAAACCGCCGCGCGGCACTACACCGATTCGGTAATCCTCCCGGCGGTCATAGAGCTTCTGCCAATCAGGAGCCTCGCCCAGCAGCGTCCACGTCTCGCCCTGCACCGTGTTGACGAAAACTTGCAGCAGCGAGGAGTTCTTTTGCGCCTGTTCGAAGTACTTCGCCGCGTCTCCCCACGAGAACCAACCGACTGGCGAGTAGAGGCTGGACAGGTGAAAGCCCGCCGTCCTGCCGTCGCCAGCCGCGTTCTTCCGCCATTCGCCGCGCGGCAGCATCCACTGCTTCTGGTGGTTCTGGACCTCCTGCCCGCAGTGTTCGCAAACGTAGACCGCCTTTTCCGCTTGCCCCTTCGGCCACCGCAGCTGCGCAAACTTGAGAACCTGAAACTCGCGGCAGACCGGGCACGGCACCCAGTACCGACGCTGATCGCTCTCTTCGTAAGCCGCTTCGATCCGGCTCATGCCGGTGATCTTTGGCGTCGAGCAAAGGAACACCTTGCGCCGCGCGAAGGTGCGCGTGCGCGCCATGGCCAGGTTCACCGGGTCGCCTTCGCCCTCGACATCGCCCGGATAGGCGTCCACCTCGTCGAGGAACAAGAACCGAGCCGCCATGGATCGCAGGCCCACCGCAGAGTTCGCGCCCGTCATCACCAGCACGCCGCCTGGGAATTCTTTCGATAGGACCGTGTTCCCGGAGTCGCGCGACCGCGGACTCTGCACCAGCACCCGCAACACGTCCGATTCCTCGATCAGCGGATCGACGCGCTGCTTCGAGTTGCGCTTTGCCATCTCGACGGTGGGCTGAATCGCCATCATCGGGCCCGGCGCCTGGTGAATGATGTAGCCGATCCAGTTGTTGCCGCATTCGGTGCCGCCGATCTGCGCTCCTTTCATGAACACCACGCGCTCGATGGGCGAGGACGGCGAGAGGCAATCCATAATCTCGCGCAAGTAGGGCGTGCGATCCGTGCGCCACGGTCCCGGTTCCGCCGATGCTCGCTGCGACAGTTTGCGATACTTGTCGGCCCACTGCGAAATCGTAAGCAAGGGGTCCGGCCGCGCGCCCGAGGCTGCCGCCGCATAGTAGATGTCCTCAGCGGTGGGCGGCATCGGCAAACTCCTCCAGTGAACTCCGCACCTCGGCCATCAGGATGCCGTGAACCTTTTCCAGGCTGAGCGAATCCGCGCTCACTCCCACGGTGCCCAATGCCTCCCGAAACTCCGCAAGCAGAGCGCCGACCACGCGGTCGGGCGTATTGAGCATCCGGTCGCGGAACATCCGGAACGAATTGAACGCCGCGATGGACACTTCATCCGCATTGACCAGCTTCTTGATGCGCTCTTCGTAATCGAGCTTCACCAGACGCGCTTCATAGTTGGCGATGATCGCCCGCGCCATCGCATAATCGAGCCCGCCGCCAGCCGGTTCCGGTCGCGGCTGTTCTGTTCGTGGTGCCGCCGGTGGCACGGTCGCGGCAGTTCGCTTCACCTTCGGGCCGGTGTTGCGCGCCCAATCGGCGTCGGCGCGATCCGTGTCGAGTTTTCCGTCGGCGTTGGTGCGAATGCGGCCCGATTCAATCGCTTTCTGGACCGCTTTCAGCGTCACGCCGCGATGCTTCGCGTACGCCCGCAGACTTACCGCAGCCATGGAATGTTTTCTCCGGAAACTCGAACTTCGGCCTTGCTATCCGGCGCGACCGAAGTGATGTATGTAATCGATGCCACGGACCACCAAGACCACCAAACAGACCGCCGCCGCCTGTTACGCGGAACGCCACACTGAAGCCCAGGACCTGCTGAAGCGCATCGCCTTCCGCCTGGACGTCCACCGCGGATGCCAGGAGCAGGAACCCGCCAACTGGGGATTTGCCGGCGACCTCGGCCGCGTCACGGAAGAACTCGCCTACGTCCTCGCCAGCCTCGGTGACCGCAGCGCGGTGGACCAGAAAGGACTGGATTACTAACCATGCAAAAAGACAACGTCCACATCGGATCGACCTACATCGTCAAGGTCAGCGGCACGCTGGCCAAAGTCCGCATCACCCGCGAACACCAGCGCGGCGGGTGGTACGGCAGCAACCTCGGCACAGGACGCGAGATCCGCATCCGCACAGCCGCCCGCCTCCGCAAGGAGGTTCTTCTGGCGCAGGAAATCAGCCCCGACGAGGCGCGCAGGATCGTCGACGAGATCAAGTTTTGAAACAGGAGAAAACCATGACCACTTTGGCAATCGACACCGACAACAACATCACCGCCTTCACTGCCGCCGCGCAGGTTCCCGAAGGCCAACCGCACTTCGCCACCGAGAAGGAGTTCGCCAAGCTCTCCACCGACTGGCCCATCACCCGTTTCGTC